ATGATGATGTTACGCTGTATGTTGGATAACATTACATTGCACCCCCTATCATGTCAGCAAGGACCATGGTCATCTCTTGATTTTCCTGCCTCAGCAATTCACATTCTGTTTGCATCTGCGCCAAATGCTGTTCCTGTGTGGGTAGCCACGGCCTCACTGTACCATCAGGCGCATAAAATGATCCATCTATGTATGTATCGCCCTCTTGACAGGGGCAATACAGGCAATCGATCGCAAAGGCATCATCTCCGTACACTGCCCGTGCTACCCGGTTAGCATCTTCATAGCTATATGCCACGCATACACTCTGTACCATCTCATCATAGATGAGGGCATAAACCTCATGTGCTATCATATAGGACCTCCTTAATATACTTTTATGAGCACAATTCCAGAGCCGCCGCTTCCTGCATTGGCTCCCCGTCTATTACCTCCACGTTGTCCGCCACCGCCACCACCTCCGCCACCGCCGGTATTAGCGGATCCAGAAGTACCAGCAGTAGGGCCATAATATTCGCTTCCTTCCGATGAACTGGAAATAGTATATTGCCCATCTCCACCACGTCCACCGCCTCTATCTCCTCCGGCTCCGCCTACTGCACGACCGCCGGTTCCTCCACCACCGCCACCACCAGCATACTGGGTGCCAGAAGATGATCCCCATGCTCTGGTTGTGTAACCTTGCCCTTTACCGTTTGATATACCGTTATCTGCTTTACCATCTGTTCCCCCTGGATGACCATCGCGGTAGTCAGGGTTTCCACCGGCACACCCAAAACCGCCGCCGTTTCCTCCACTACCGGCGCCGCCAGCTCTTCCATTTCCTCCTCCGGCTGCGCTACACAAAACAGTACCGGAACGTGTGACCGATGAAGTTCCGCCTGGATTACCTGCTTGTCCTGGAGCACTAGAAGAATTACTACCCCGTTCACCTCCAGCACCTCCAGCACCAACTACAACCGCCAATGCTTGCCCGGATGCAATAGAGATTGCCGTTACTGTCTTGGTATATCCACCGGCACCTCCGCTGCCTCCATCACCTTGGTAGCTGGACGCTGCGGTTCCGCCTCCACTGCCTCCGCCGCCTCCACCAACGCAGAATATATCCATCTTGCTATAGCCTACAGGTATCGTATATGATCCTGACGCAGTAAAGGTCTTATTGATTACAGCCTGTGTCTTGACTGTGGCATTAAGCGTATCCCCAAGCAGATCCCCCTGATTAGTGGTCACATATGGGGTGCAGCTTAGGTAATAGGTTGTATTAAGTGCCGGCATGTCCAGATATGTCTGAGACTGCCCCCCAGATGCAGTGTTGCTTCCAGCCCCCTTGTATATTTGCGTTCCCCCGGTTTTGCCAGGATATCCGCTGGTGCTGTAGCGGATGATCACACCACTGTATGGTTTTCCGGTCGCCGCCTTTGGATTCTGCCATTTTGCCAATATATGGCGGCCAGAATAGGCGGCACAACTAAAAGACAGTAAACTGTTGACAACCAGCTCTCCCTCTTCTGGCTCGTCATTGCTATCACTTGTAATTGCTGTCTTTCCTTTCAGGACGTGAGCTCGGGTACTCGTGCAGTCATCACTGCCACTCCCATTTCCTGCGCCAATATTAAGCGGAATATGCGCCATTTCTTACCACTCCTTTCAGTCCTAATGTTATATCTGTGGTTGGCTTCAGCGTACTTCTTGCCGTAACCGCTCCGTTTTGTGTCTCTAAGTCATATATGTAACCTACAGCCTTATTAATAGCCTTCTGTTGCGCCCTGGTACACCCAGTGGGGTATATCACTCCTGCGTCAGGGACATCTTCCGGTTTGATTCCGTCCACCAAAACAGTTTGGGTATATGGAGCGGTGCTGCCTGTCCATCCAGCCACAGTCAGTGTAATATTATCAATTCTGCGGGCATCCTCAATTAGTAGATACCCCTCTCCTTGGAGATCGGTGATCATTTGTTCTACCTGGGCTTTTTGACTTGCGAAATAGGTGTCAAAAGCACTCTTGTATTCTGCATTATTGTTGGATACCGCAGCCCATACTGATTCCAATTTAAATATAGGTCGGATGTCCAGGAATGACCCGATTGCCTCTGTTGTTTTGGTATATTGACAAAATGGCATCTGACATATGGTCCCATCGTTATCCAGATCCTCCTGGATCAATGATGGATAGCCGGATGCACTGGTCAGTGTCTTAAAATATCCTTGGGTAAAGTCACTCTCTGTGTTGACCTTTGACAGGTCAATCTCACAGACCATTTTGCAATAAAGGGTTCCGGATGTCACCGTAGGTGTTTGGATTGTCTCAACACCAGTTACTTCCATGAAACGTCCAGAGATCACAAAAAAGCCTTTCTGTACATATACATTATTTCCTGACTGTGATACCTGACAGCCTTTTGTTACTCCATCCGTATTGTTTAAAAAAAGTTTTTGGAAATGCGCATGCTGTCTGGATGTCAACAGGCATTTATCAAACGTGCATCCACTAAGCACTATTTCATCCCCTTTCTGATTTTTCTGGTTAATGTGACCGGGAGATTCCCAAATGTCACCTCTATGTAATCGCTGTTTTCTTTTCTCGACACAGCGGTGATCATGGACTCCTTAATTCCTGCTGTTTCAGATAGGATACGGCACTGCCGACCGACATACAGATCTTTTGGATCATATAGCCTGGAATCAAATAGGAACTTAGCGTTAACTGAATGGTTATAGGAATTGGACTTAAACTCATTCAGCGCCTCCTGGTACATCTCGGCTTCTGACTCTGCCTCAATGAACACCGTCTTTGTGGTACCGTCCACCCGTTCTGCATCCGCTGGGTCATCAGTTATGGTCCGATCGGACCGCAAGTAATATGTTTTAGTATTCACTGATCAACCCTCCCATCATGTCCTCAAGTTTCCGCATCCGCTCCTCCAAACTGTCTATCTTGCGTTGCTGTGCCTGTACCATCTTAATCAATGGTGCCACAAACTCCTCATAGCGTAGGCCATACTCGTAAACCGGGTTACCGTCCTCATCCAGTACAGGGCTTAACTCCCCTGTCCGTTCGTCTGCCTGTTCCTTCGGGGACTTTACAAACCCGGCAAAGTCTCTCGCATCTATCCCCAAAGTATCCAGCAGCACTTCGATATCCTGCGCAATTAACCCCCAATGGGTACGTCCAGATGTCCCATCATTGTATTTGTAGGTCACCGGCCTTGCGCCCATGATCAGCGCAGCTGACCGCTCCTCATCCAACTCCGCCTCGTCATGTTTTTGGTTACGGTCTGACGTGGAGATGCTGGCTGCCGTAGAATATATCTGTCCCCAGCGTAGTGATGATGTGCCCAGAGTAAATGCCCCGTTTGTCCCCGGATACAATGCTGATGCAGATAGGTAGGCTGTTTTGCGGTCGGCTATTGTCTGGCAGTTGGGGACCAGCGCAATGCTGTTATCCGATGTAATGTATAATGTTTCACCGGCACTTACTCCCTGGGCATTATACAGGTTCGTAGCACTCTCACCGGAGCCGACATACATGTTGCCGCCACCCTCCAAAATGACCTCGGAACCGTAATTGTATTCATCCCCATCATCGTATACCTTGAGGACTGGACGGTTGTTTTTTCCATCATATGCTTCAAGAGTTTGGCTAAATCTTAGTCTGCTGTTAAATATGGCAATCTGAGGACTAAAAGTCGTCCCTCCGTCCGTTGAACTATAGACAGTGATCGTCCCATTCGCTTGCAGCTGCAGCCGGTACATGTTCCCATTGTCCGGGTTTTCGGATTGCAAGCTTGTCCATCCAGTGTTGCCAAAGACAACCTTATTGTCCAGTTCTCCATCTATCAGTACGCGCTCCGTAATCGCTTGGACAGACTCTGCCGATGCGTATTCCTTTGGGGTATCCCACTTTACGATCAGCTTCGACAACACCTTAACGCTATATGTTTCTGACAGATCCGTGACTTCCGGTAGTTTTGTATCTATGTTGAGTAGGCTTTGATCCCGGCAATTGACATTGATCTGTATCAGTCCATTTGACACCGTAAAATCCAGAAAGATGCCGTAGTGCTGCCTGACATTGCCCAGGAAAGTTTTAAGGTTATACACCCCATTCTCCGCGTCTACAATTGTACTTACTCTGACTGCAATTTTAGTATGGGTACTTGCTGACACCTGGATATAATCCATATCCATCAGGGCATCACCACTGGATACAAAGTTATCCTTTATGGCCTTGACTATGTAATCCTCCATGCCGGTTGACTGGATCAGTGTCTCACCATCATTAAATATGGTAGTATCAAACAAATTCTCTTTTTGCTTTAGCGTCACCGTGTATCCCGCATCAGATGGTTTCACTTCCTGACAGATCCCGAAGAATATCTGCTCCTCCCCGTCTTTGATAAGGGCATAGTCTCCATCCTCCATCTGGAGGTAATCAGCCACAACAACGGAGGACGAATCTCCAAAATCAATGTCCTCCTTAAACTCATAAGATGATAGAGTTTGTACGGCCTTAATAGCCAGATTATCCTTGCTTAAAAGGTAAAGTATCATATCACACCGTCCTATAAAACTTATACATCACCAGTGATGTTGTATAGGCTGCTCCCGTGTCACTGGCAAAGCTTATGCTGTAATCTCCTGGTGGCACCTTAAAAAAGTTGGTATATGCAATGTCAAGTAGCTGTATCATGTTGGTCTTATTCCCGTCACCGTCCACCTGGTACACATACATGTCATCATCCAGGCTGGAATACAGTATCTTTTCTCCCGGCTGGAGTATGACCGGGAATTTTATACATGCCACCATCTCCCCGTCTTTTTCCAGGGTAACCGTTGGATTCTCGCAATACCCTTGGATCTCCAGCGTAAAGGGTGCACCAACATCACCATTATTGGTCAGCATGATGGTCCTCTCGCTGTAATCGTTGTATCTGGCAGGCCATTTGATGGTATATCGTAACTCACCTTCCACGGTTGACACCACAAAGTTGCTTTGGACGTTGGAGTAAAACAGGCTCTTACAATAAAAATCAACCGCGCACTGCAGCACGCCCTTGTCCATCTCTGTTTTTTCCAGTTTGACCAGATCCACATCCCGGTAATAGGCCCTGGAACTGCCTGGGGTCTGATAGACAAGCCTTAGTTCCTGGCTGCTGCGGATGTAGGCATTGAACTTGTTATAGAGATCATAGGGGTTCCGGCTGCCAAAAATCATGGTGCCAGAAACGGTACTCTGCTTGGCTTTACGCTTAGTGCGGATAAATGCATCTCCAATGTCAATGTAGTTTACTGCATATTCATAGCCCAGGCCCTTGGGCTCCGTGAGGAACCCTGTAAGGTCTGGACTGTTCAGGTTGTACTCCTGGCCATATTCATTGATCAATGAAAAGCTTCTGACCATCATCCGTACACACCTCCTAAGTATTCATCCACTACTTCGCCAATCTGCTTTCCTTCAAGTTCAAGGATTGTTCGGTTGGAGAAATTGATTACCGGCTTATCGCTGCTTCCCGCTACTCCCTGGATGGCTGCCATATCAGCCGCAAGTATCTTCATTTGGTCTGTGATCAGATTTCGATTATCCTGGATGCCTTTGGCCAGTCCCTGCATCATGTGCGGCATCCACTCCTCGTAATATCGGAGCGGCCCTTTCTCCGGCCGGGTAAAGTGCATGTAATCCGATACTGTTTCTGCCACATCTTCACAGGCATCTTCCAGTTCGCGCATTTTGTCCTTGATGCCCTGGATAAAGTTATCCATCATGTCATGGGACCAGGTTGTTGCCATCGGGACCAGATCTGTTATATGCTTTACCGCCGGATCAAAGCCGGTTTTTACGGTTGGCTCCAGGTTCTTCAGTTCTGCATCTACTCCAGCTACCAGCTGATTCATGGCATTGATTGTATCTGTTTTCATGGTCTGGGTTTCGGTCCGGCTAAGTACCTTAACAGCCCGAAGGACCGTATCCGTCAGGGCCTTGATGCCCTCCATGGTAGTCTTGTGCTTAGTTTCTATGGCTTCCCACTTAGTTGCCCAGTCCGTATTGATCGCATCTGTCTCTGTTGCAAATGATGATTTCATGGCCCCTAACTGGGTAGTGGCCCCAAGGCCGATCCCTGCAAGGCTTGTGTTGATCGTGGATACTAGATTGGTTGCCCAGGTACTCCAGGATGTGCTCATGGCCGTCTGGTATGTCTGTGTGGTCGTGTCGGACTGCTGGAGTTGGGTTTCCAGGGTGGATGTTGCTGCTTCTGTTACTTGGGTTACGGCATCTGTTACTTGGCTGGTCCCTTCGGCGATACCTTCGGCAAGACCGGCGGGATAATCCATACCAATATCCTTGGCAACTCTTGACGGGGAATGGCTGTCCCAGGCTGTCCTGGTTGCCTTCACGGTATCATCCGCAACGCCTACGACTGCATCAGCTGCCTGTTTTGCATTGTCTATGATCCCTTTTGCTAATCCCAGAACATAATCGCATCCTGCGGATTCCATTTCGCCAGCTTTTCCCTTTACTGCTGATGCAGCATCCGTTACGGACTTTTCAGCATTTTCTGGGACCTTCGCAAGTTCTTGACGGCTCTTTAATTCCAACCGAACAAGTTCAGCAATGTATTCATCTGTAATTCCTGGCGTACCCTGCTTGACGGCCGCTCTTGCTTCTGCTAGTTTTGTTTTGTAGGTTTCGCATTGGGCCTCCAGACTCTCCCTTGTGGATGCTTCGGCTGTCTTAAAATCATTCTGAAGTATTAACAGCGAATTGGATATTTCCTGCTGATCTCCCGAAATGATAGCAGCACTGGCCCCTTGCCAATTGACTACTAAATTATTAAAATTGTCTAAGGCTTCTTGACTTCCCTGAAGGCTTGTGTTCATTTGATCCATATGCTCCTTATAGCCCTGGACCGAACCTCTTGTATTTTCCAGTTCCTGGCCTAATTTTGCCAGTTCAATTCTCTGGCCTATCGTTACACCAGTGCTATCATTTTTGGCGTATTCCTCCATTAGACTGTTGTATTCAGACTGTAACCTTTTCTCATTCTCAAGTGCTTTGTTGTAGTCCTCGGATGCCTGCTTCGCCTGCCCAGCCTGTGTGATTATTTCTTCCTGCAACGCCTTCCTGTTTGCAAGCGCCTCCTGATACTCTGCCTCGTATGCACTTAGGATTGCCTCTTCCTGTTTCTTTTGGATTAGTTTATCAATTTCTCCCTGGATATTCTGATAGCCCTCAATAATACCATCATTCAAACCGATTTCAATTCCTAATGCCTCACGTAATTCTGATGTGATAAAAGCTGCTCGTGATTCATATCCCTCCTGGACTTTCCCGTTCTCGTCCACAATTCCTTGAAGTTCTTTCCATAGGTCACTTTCGTATTGGGTTTGGGCTTCAATGCTTGAGACAGAATCCTGCCTGCGCTGGGCAAGTTCATCGTAAGATTCCTTAAGAGCATTTACCCTCTCGATTGAATCTTTCTCTTCATCCGATAATTCCCTGGCCTTTTTATAATACTTGTCTGAATCATCCTTTACGGTTAGATATGCAGCCCCCAATAGTCCCAGAGCCGCAACTGTCATCATGATGGGGCCGCCCGCTATTCCAAGGGCCCCTAAAACCCCTCCCAGGCTAGAAGTTATATGTAGCAATGCGCCAATACCTGTTGACACCTTTCCTATCGCAATCAACATTGGGCCAAGTGCTGCAGCCACGAGCCCGATTGTAATAACCATTTCCTTCTGGGACTCATCAAGCTGATTAAACCAATCCGTCCACTCCTGAATTTTAGAGACAAGCGCCCTTATTTTAGGGATCAATGCATCTCCAATGGCAATTGCAGCCTCCTGTAACTGGCTTTTAAGGATCGTAAGCTGCCCGTTTAGGTTATCCTGCGTTGTCTCCGACATACTCTTTGCCGCACCATTAGAGTTGGCAATAGCGTCTGACAGCTTGTTGTAGTCCTCCTCGCTGGCATTAATGATAGCCAGCATACCACTCATAGCCTCTTTCCCAAACAAAGTAGCTGCGTAAGCGGACTGTTGCTCCTGAGTCAGCCCCTCAAGAGATTGCGTTCCTAATGCAAGGGCAAGGTTTTGGGCAACCTGGGCCTTATTGGTCTTTTTGGTCACTTTGATCCCTAGCTTATCCATTGCCTGTTTTTTAAACTGGGCCTCGGACATATTTTTGACCTGTTCCTGCCCAGCGTACATGGCCAACTGGAAGTATTTCTCTTCCTCGGTCAATCCCTTAAGTGAATCCCCATAACCATCTGCTACGGCCTGTTGCTCCAGGGTAGCCAGACGCTGCGCTTTCTGCTCCTCCGTGGTAACCGCGAAGGACTCTCTCAGGATTTTCAGGGTTTCATCCAGGGATTTCATGGATCCGTCCTCATTGGCAATCTCTATCCCCAGTTCATTCATGATGCCTTCCATGGCTTCAGTTGGCTTAATCATGTTCGTGATGGCTCCCCGCAGCTGAGTACCAGCCTGGCTGGCCTTGATTCCGCTGTTGGCCATCAAACCAACTGCAAGTGCTGTATCCTCCATGGAGTATCCCAGGGATCCGCAGACGGGCGCAACATACTTAAATGTCTCGCCCATCATTTCCACGTTAGTGTTGGCATTACTGGAGGCCGCAGCCATAACATCAGCCAGACGCCCGGCATCCGCTGCCGTATACCCCATACCTGTCAGTGCATCAGTTACAATGTCAGATGTGGTTGCAAGATCTGCACCAGATGCAGCTGCAAGGTCCATGATACCGCTGATACCGTTTAGCATGTCATCCGTTTTCCACCCGGCCATTGCCATATAAGACATGGCATCTGCGGCCTCAGATGCACTAAACTTGGTTTCTGCACCCATCTCCCTGGCCTTATCCCGCAGCTTATCAAAATCTTCGCCTGTGGCTCCGCTGATGGCTGATACATTGGACATTGATTCGTTAAAGTCTGCCGTGGTCTTGATCGCCGCTGCCCCAATACCGCCCACTGCGACAGAGATGGGCAGCAGTTTCTTTCCTACGCCTTCAATTTTCTGCCCGGCGGCTTGGAATTTATCTCCCACCGCGCTGATCTGTTGTAGGGTTGCATTTGCTTTTCCTGCCTGATCTTCCAGGGATTTAAGCTGCTGTTCTGTCTCTATGATTTCTCTCTGTAACGCATCATATTGTTCCGGGGAAACTGGATTTCCAAACTCATCAGAAACTTCCTTCGCAGATTTTTGAAGGGTCCGGAGTTCTTTTGATGTCTGCTTAATTTCTTCCTGTATGGCATCATATTTTTCCTGAGAGATTTCTCCATTTGCCAGCTGTTCATCCGCATCTTTTGATTGGGCCTTTAAATCCGCCAGTTTCTTTTTAGTTTCATCAATCTGCTTCTTAATCGGATCATATTTCGTTTTCCATGCATCATAATTTGATGCTGATTCTGCGGTCTGCTTATTAGCCTCTTTCAAGGTATCTAATTTTCCCTTGGTTTCCTGGACTGCATCTGCCAGCAGTTTCTGCTTCTGCCGCAATAGTTCCGTATTGGATGGATCAAGCTTTAAAAGCCGCTCTACATCCTTGAGCGCGGACTGAGTACTGCTGATCTCTTTGTTTACACCGCTTAATGCTTTGTTTAGTCCGGTGGTATCCCCACCGATTTCGATTGTGATTCCTTTTATGCGGTCTGCCATGATACCACCTCCTAAAATCGGTCAAAATCACTCTGTGTTGCCAGATCTGGATACTTATAATTGTCGTTCTGAGATTCCGTAAACATGTCCAGGACCATCCCTATGGTTAACAGATCAAGGTCACTGATCGGGATCCCCAATTGGGAGGCCCGGAGCATGAATAACGGGGTTGTCATTTCGCGGCTGCTCGGCTTCGTTTTTTTTTGGCTGCCACATCAGTACCAATATTGAGATGCCAGAGATTAAGGAGTTGCGGAAGCACTGTGTAGATCGAAAATGTATCAAACTGATCCAACCACGCCTCTGGTGTATCCGGCTGCTTCGGATCCGCATGCAGCGCCATTATGTAAGCCACATTCTCAAATAGTTCCAGGTCGCTGATTGGGATATTTTCTGTACCAGCCTCAACGCCCACCGCAGTCCCCAGCCTCATCAGATCTCGGAAGATATCCCGTCCAAACCGGGACCGGTACAGCCTTGGGACGGCTGCTGATGCCTTAAATGGCACCAGCTTACCGTCAATCTCTATTTCCTTACTAATCATTGTTGATCCTCCATTATGCTGTTGGGTTAGATGCAGATGTCTCGTATACCGTCTGATACCAGCTGCCATAGGTTGCTTCGTCTGTTGTATCGCCAGTTTTAGCCTTGATATTTCCATTTGGCAATGGTGTTGCAGAAATGGTCAGCGTCTCCGTTACCGGCTCAATCGATTCTTCCTTTGTCTGGGATTCAACAGATGGCCTGGTGGATGTGCAGTTATAGAGGACGTGACGGATTCCCTTTTCATCACCATCAAATTCAAATAATAGTGCGAACGCCGTCTGCTTCGCATCTGCGCTTTCAATCAGTACCTTCTTTCCGTCCAATGTCTCTCCCAGGATATCCGTCCTGAAGCTTTCCGGAATTAATGCCATCTCCAGATCCCCTTCATAGCCATTATTGGCCGCGGCCTGGTAGTATGTAATTCCATCAGCATAAAACTTTGAGATATCTCCCTGGGCATCCAGTGCAATGCTAACGGCACCAGGTACACGTACCGGGGTAGCAAAGGTAATGGCGCCGTTTTCTCCTGTTTCCTGTGGTGCGTAGTGGACGTTCTTAAGGTTGTACTTCACTTTGTTCATTGATTAATACCTCCATTTCGTATAAGACCTCATACATTTTTTCTGTATCGAGGTAGCTTTCAGTTTTCTCATAAAAAAAGCCATGCTCTTTCAGCACAGCCTCCACTTTCTTTTCGGTTTCCAGATTCTTTTTCTCGGTGTAAAGTTCGATATCCAGTTGGTTTATGCCCTGATAAACAATCCCGTCAGCAGAAAAGTTATCAGTTCCTGGATACAAATACACCAGATAGGGCTTTGCCGGTTCCTGTCCCTCCTCATAATGGTGATAGGCTACCGGCAGGCCAATGGACTTTACCATCTTAAATACTTCCTGCTCTGTCATCTTGATAACCTCGCTTTCAGGCGTTTTTCATAGTCCACCGCAGCCCGTTGTTCGGCTGGGGCAATGTGTGGGATTCCACTTACCCGGCCACCGCCCCGTTTCGCATGTCCTTTTTCCAGCAGATGAGTAAGACCGGGTTTCTTCTTGTTGTAGATCCTGATCCCAATTGATACGGCATTTTCTTTTTCCACTTTTGATGCCCACCCATCCTTATAGTGGCCCTTCTTGCTGCCCGGCCCTTCTGGGGATGTCTGTTTCAGTTCCTTTACCGCCTCTTTAGCAACCGCTTTTGCCTCAGCCTTTGTGTCAGCCGCTATTTCTGATGCATATTCCTCCGTCAGCTTAACAATTTCACTAGCTAGGGCATCAATCTTAACTCCTGACACGGCATCACTCCTTTGCTGTTGCCCGGATCTTCAAAGTTTCATTTTTGTATTGTACATTATCCAGGCTCGTTATGTTGTATTCTCGTCCTTGCCACAGGATAAAGTACTCTCTTGTGTTCACGTCCTGCAGCGTCCGACAATACCGAACCGTAAATACTACCGTATTCTCTGATTGTGCCTGTGCAGCTTCCCAATATTCCTTACCGGATAAATTATTAATATAGGCATGGATTCTTAGAAAAGGCTCCGTGGCAGGGATCTGGTTTCCGATTTCATCCGTGGTGTATCCGGTTCGCTTCATGATCTGGATTACCTGTCGGTAAATCCCAGGATTCATACCCCTTCCTCCTTCGTCTGATATTGCAGCTGCAAAATGATGGAAGCATATGTATATGACATCCGCCTGCGCCGCTGCTCTGTTACCAACAACGTGCGGTTATCATACAGATCCTGCAATACTGCAAGGAAAAGCATTTTGGCCTTGGAGTTGTTTTCATTATATTCTCCTACTGCTCCTACGACATAATCCTCCGCAGCCATCGCCATCTGCCTGATCATCTCGTCATCGTCTTCAAAGTCCACCCGGAGATATGCTTTCAGATCATTAAGCGTCATATGCTTTCCTCCTGGTTCTGTATCTCACTGATAATGTCAGCTTTCTTGGTTTTTGATATGCTATAGCCCCGACTAGCCGCCAGTGATCTTAGGGCGCTGACTGTCATACCCTGCAGATCACTGCCGGCCATCTCAGTATTTAGGCTATAGCTGTTCATTCCCCCGCTACAGATGCATCAGTCAGATCCAGTTCTGCATACACAAAAGCAGCCTCATCCTTTACTTTGCAGTCCTCACGCTCGATTGCCCGGAAGATGGTCAGATCCTCCTCAAATGCATTCAGGTTACCAATGGCAGCAATATTAGAGGTCATGATTGACATCTGATTGCGGTCAAAGAACTTGATACCTTCTTTTAAATCACCAATGATAAACGGTACTTTTCTATGTCCAGCCGTGTCCGTGTCGGATGCAAGGTCCTGGTTTGGGATGATCGTCACCGGGATGATAGTTGCACCAGCGCAGAGCCGCATCTGCATTGGGTCTGCCGGGCTTGGCTGAAGCAGGTACTCCCCCTTGTCATTCTTCAGCGTATCGAGCCACTGGAGCCCGTCATCATTAGTTACGATCCTGGAAGTTGACTTAAATGCCTGTCCCAGAGTAACATTGAGCACCCTCTTGATATCGTCCAATCCCGCGATCTCTGTTTTAGCCTTTGTCTTAGCCGCTGTCAGGATGATGTTATTCCTGGTCACCCGGCTTTCATCCCCCAGCCAGGTGATAAGGGTTCCCGTGATATTAGCATCAGTGTCAGCCAAAAGTTCATTCGTAACAGGCAGATATCCAGCGTATTTATCAATTTCATAACTCATGCGCTCAAACTGCGGCGTTGCTTTTGCAGCAATTTTTCCCCCTTCAGCCACTTTTGAAAACCCGGTCTGCTGGGAACGTTTTTTATAAGTCCTGCTGCCTTTATTTGTGGTTACTGATTCAACATCCACCAAATCAATCAGGGATGCCTTTGCGGATCGGTATTCATTCACGCGGGTCTGAATGTCTTCTGGCACGGTATATCCTCCATCTGCCTGCGAGCCTTCTGTCATGGTGTTTTTAAAACCAGATCTGGCCGCATTCGCAAACTCTTTGGTGGAATCTTTTGGGTCTGCGGGAATCGTATTCTTGGGAGGCTGTATTGCCCCATTGCCCTCGGGGTCCTCAATGTCTTTCAGGAGATCGAATTTGTCCTGAAGGACTTTCAGTTCATCTTTTGCAGCCTTTGCCTCATCCATTTTTCCATCCCCGACCAGCGACTTCACCTGATCCTTTTTGTTCTGGATATCATCCAGAAGTTTTCTTAATTTCTCGTTCATCTTTACCTCTCTTTCTTAGACCCCATACAAGTCCAGGTCCTCTAATAAATTTTTCTTTTCTTTTTCCAGGTAATCCCTGGCTGCTTTCTCGTCCTGTACTTTTTTACGGATCTCATCCGTTAAGCGCATCCCCATAATTCCATTTGTCATGACAGGCACGCTTTGGCTGATTGCATCAACAAAACCCATTTCCAACGCCTGGTTAGCAGTTAGCCAGGTTTCATGGTCCATCAGTTTCAGGATCTCTTCTTGCGACTTTCCAGTTTTGGACACATATGATGATGCCAATGCTGTATTCATTTGCTTTAAGATTTCAGCATTTTTTTGCATATCATGATAGTCTCCGGAGGCCCCGCTCATGGACACATTGTGGATCATGATCATTGCTACAGGACTGATCTCTGATCGGTTTGCCATTGCAATGACCGATGCAGCCGATCCAGCCATTGACTGGATCTGGATCTCAACATCATTGCGTCCTTTTAACATAGAGTAAATTTCCTGCCCTGCTATTACTGACCCGCCTCCCGAGTTTACCAGCACTGTCAGCTTTTCTCCGGGAGGCAGGTTGTCCAGTGCTGTTTTTATATCTTTTGGACTTGTTGCATCCCACTCCAGCCAATCATAAATCCACCGGTCATCATTCGATACGATATCCCCCCTCACATCAACTGTTGCCATTCCCTTCATCTCCTATCTTTTTGTTATATGCCGCACCAACTTGTGTAAGTGGTACATAATTCCCATTCACAATTAGAATGTCGCCACCCTCTTCATCTGGATAATCAAGCAAATTTCTCCCCTCGTTTGGCGTGTACAGCCCATTGTTCACCGCGCTCTTGATAATCTCCATCTGGGTTTTCGCATCTGTTCGCAGAATCGCTTTTTCGTTGAACTTAAAGAAATATCCTTCCGTCCGTTTCTGATCTCTCAAACTTTTATAATTAATTTCCTGCTCGTACTGCGTCAGCCTGTAAAGCATGGTATCAACCAAAAAGGCCAGCTGCTGCGTCTCACTGTTCGCATAGCTGGACTTTTCATAGTCATTGATCTGATTGGGTTTGATTCCGAATGCTCCGGCAATTTGGAGTGCAGAATATTTCTTCAGTTCGTAAAATTGGGCATCTGTAAGCTTTATGTTCAGCGGCTGCAGGGTCATCCCCACTGGCACCGCTACCACCTTCCCGGCATTTCTTGCACCTGTCAGAAGGTCATTATATTCCTTCTGCAAAGCAGTCCGCATTTTCTTATCCAGATCGCCGGTATATTGCAGTGCAGCGGATGCTGTGAGGCCCCCGCTATATAGACCATTAAGGTATCTCTGCGATTCTCCCAGGCCATCAACCGTTTCTTTCAGGATCTCACTGACTGATTTTCCCATGATTCCGTCAAAACTGCACCAGGTTTTAAAGTGCATCACGTTATCCTGTGAGAATGTATAAGTTTTGCCCGTTCTTGGATCACTATATCGGTAGTATAGTTTTCCTGCATTTCCAAACACACCCACATCATCCATGATCACGCTTGTGCAATTCGATTGCATGGGCCAATATCCCCTTATCTGGTATTCCCCACCATATTTTCCTTTTTGCACAAAGGCAGTCTGAATCCACACATAACTATTCCCCCAATGCTGGCAGTTCATTTCTACCGTAGACCAAAAGGTGGCTGGTGTCATAATCGGATTTGGCCTGGTCATCAAAATACGTGCTCCTGCATCCGGATCCGCACGGATCCTACCATTTCCCTCTGACTTGTAATACTTTAATGGCAGCTTCCCCATTGTCTCCGACAGCATCTTAAGGCAGGTATAATATGTCACTTCGTTAATCGCCTTGTGCTGTGCCGTGTTTATTCCAAGCCATTCCAGTAACTCACCATCATTTAGTGATACAGCCGATCTGGAAAGTTCGTTCCATGCTCTTTTTAATCTGTTTTTAAATTCCCTTGCTGCATCTCCTCCAAAAATTTATTTAAGTATTCCTGATAATCCTCTGCCCCAAAATCATGATACAGGGCCAGTTTAAATGCACATAAGGTGGCATCCACCGGATCTATACGCTTTGTTGTAGCATCCTTGTCTATTTTGATTAGCCCGTTATTCTGACGGATAACTGCGTTACTCATTGCATAATTCAAAAGCGGGTTTGGAAGATAAAGCACATTTTGGCAATATACCTGCTCCCTAAACCCTTGGGTGGATTCATTCAGACTTTTATGAGACTGAAAAACTTCCTCTACGTCATATCCCTCATCTGACAGATCCATCATCAACTTGCTGGCATTGGCCGGATCGAAACACAAACATTGTATCTTCCAGTCATATTTTCTACATATACGCAGTACATACTCCATGACCGCCCCCTGATCCACGATTGGAGTGTTTGTTATCTCCAGATATCCCATCTGTTCCCAGGAATCATATTTAACTTTGTCCTTCATGATATGCTCTCGGAGCTTTTCTCTGGTTGGTATAAAACTGTGGCTAAATACAATGTACTTGACGATTTGCTTTCCATGTGCGTCTGTCTTTTCCGTTTGATACGGGATGATGAATGACACGGATGTTAGGTCTATTTTAGCTGACATATCAAATCCCACATATACCGGCCTCCCATTAATGTCGATTGGAAGTTCTTTTACCTCGCAGGCTTTCCATTTTGACATATCCATATAGCCGTTATCCTTTGCCTGTACCCAGATATTCAGGCACTTGGTCTTAAAGGCAATCAGCTTCTCCGGGATCTCCTTCGCGATCTCCCATTCTTCCTTCAGTTTGACAAGCCCGGCATCAAAAAATGCTCTGATCGGATTTGCTTTCTGAAGCGTCCGTACATCCTCTGGATCATCTGTTTCATCTGCCTCGCAGATATCAACAAAATAACCATCGTTCTCAACATCCACATCGGGATCTAAAATCTTTGAACAGTACGTATACTCCTCTGTATAGCATGGGTATGTAAGGTCTTTTCCTGCGGTTGTAATGATCATCAGCAGCGGCTCCTTCGTGGCCGCTCCAAGTCCAAGATCATAAAAATCTGTAGTGGGATGCTGGTGGTACTCATCCAGGATCAGCCCCGCAGGGTTTGTACCATCACCGGATCTTCCATCTTCTTTGCTTAAGGGAAGGATAAAGCTTCCTGTCTTTCGATGCTCAATAATATCGCGGGTAATCTTAAACTTTGATTTAAGCGGGGATCCCTGCAGCATCAAGCGGCACTCATTAAAGATGATCTTTGACTGCTGCCGTTTTACACCCGCGGTGTAATATTCATACACCTCGCCATTGCGGGTGGCCTGCTCCGATATCTCATTAAGCGCAACACCGGCCTCCATCTGCGATTTGGCATTTTTTCGGCCAACTTCAACAAATGACTTTTTGAACCGCTTATATCCCGTATATTTATTTCTCCACCCATACAGCTGACAAAGAAAGAACTTCTGCCATGAGGTCAGTATGATCGGCTTTCCTGCAAGTTCCCCTTTTGAATGACGCAGGTAAGAGAACCATCTGACAATCTTCCACGCTTTCTCCTCATCCCATATATAGGGGAAGTCATCCTGTCCTATTCTTTCCAGATCATGTAGGAATCGCTGACAAGCTTGTTTATGCTTTTTTCCTGACGGTATCCTATCCTCCAGGCAGTCCCTGGAGTACTGTATCAGTTCTGCCTTTATCGTCATTAAATATCACCAAATTCATCCTCTATCTCATCCTCTATCTTATCCACTTTGGCTGATGCAGCCTTTAATCGGCTATCAATTGTAAGACCACACATGGAAGCAAACTTGCGCATCTCCTCCGCATATTTTTTCTGTACCATAATTAGGGGGTTCTCCGCTTCATAGGACGCGCCACTCGCAGATACTTTCTCAACAATTAACTCCTGCCCCGCCAGCTGTCCTGTTGCTTTCCGATACATGGAGTACGCATTGCAGTAGCCAGCCAGATTAGACAGATCCAAATTCCCGACAATCTCAATTCTTTTTAAATCCTTCAGGATACGTTTGTATTCCCGCTTCGCTACATTGTCCACAAGCCATGAAGGAGTTTTTATGATATCCTCTGCCCCGGTCTTAACTATCTGCTCTTCCAGCTGCTTGCGTTCCTGGATCTCCCTGGTTAAGTTCCCTTCCTGCTGGTCCAGAGGCTTTCTATTTCTTGACATTTTGTATCACCAACTTTCAAGTAATATTAATCTTTGCTATTGACAGTTGTTTTAAAAACAGTCTGTAGCATACAGAGAATCAACCAAATACCCGTAGATATTGACCACTTGAAACTCAGCCCGAAGCACAGTGTGATTACTTTGATAACGCCGCATGCGGCAATCCAACTCAGGCCATAATACAGGGCAATCATTCCAACCGCCACAATTGCCACCAATACTTTTTCCTTAATTTCTGACTTTCTGTTCATCTTTTTCTCCTCAAATATTTTTATTTAGAATTTTGTGTAAAGAAAGGGAGGGCGGCGGTCTCGGGGGCCCTCCTAAAACTTTTTATTCTCCCCCTCCCCTGCCCTCCACAATGGCCCGCAGCATTGTCTGTGTGCCCTCCTTGTCCGTCCGATACCGTGCATGTATCTCATCATGACTGCAACGGCTCACGGGGATAAGGTTGCTGAACGCAAAGAACAAGCTACTATCATCAGTTGTTGGAACAATGTGATGTACTGTCTCCGCATACTCAATCCTTCCATACCGGCTCCATGCCCATTGATCTATGCCATCATATCTTGACATAACAGCTGCCCGAAGGTCGCGCCACCGTTGTGTATGGTAAAGCTTATATATGCCTGCTGGCTCTCTATATTCTCTTTTGCAGTCAGGACATGCTGTTCCTGATGGTATCCTCTTCCCACATCTGGAGCACCGTTTATATATCATCACACCATCCTCCTTGTCCTTTAATTGCAGAGAGAGGATTTGAACCTCTGTCCTCCAGCTAAGGGGGCTGGTGAGCTGCCAGGCTGCTCTACTCTGCTATAATAAAAAGACACCCGCAATACACGGATGCCCTGCTGTTAATGTAAGACCCCGGGCCCGAAGGACACTGAGGTACGATCCTATAATTGTGTACCTGCATCTAAGTATCCAGGATCTGGATACCCGATGCACCAGTACAATGTTCCCTAGCGCTACGCGGCCGGGATGCGGATACCTTTGCGCATTGGTTTGGTATCAACCAAGTCGGCCGCCAGGCTGTGACACCCGGCGACCGTTGTGCAATGGGGTAGGAGGAAGCGGCCTTTGCACCACTTCCAGTTTAAATTCTACCACATTAAAACCGTCAAAACCGTTGAAATCACAATTTGTTCCAAAATCTATCATGCTTACATCTGCAGCTATCTGAGGTATAGCACCGACTTTTGCTCTGATATATCCGATTCATGCTATGTGCTACTTGTACCCAGGTCATGTCGTCCACATAATACAGAGTGAAGATATTTCGCATCTCAATATCCTCTAAACCAGATATGTACTCCTCCGCCTGTGTCTGGAGTTCTAAAAGGTTCTGTTCCTCATGCATTAGGTTCGCATATTGCCGCTCATACTCTCTCTTCGCTCTATCATGTTCTGGAATCGGGTATCCTGTGATCTTCACGGTTCCCAGTGGCTTCTTTCCTTTTTTTCCACAAGACACGGAATCTGATACCCTAATTCCCTTCTGTTCCAGGTTTTCAAGTCTTCGGCGCTTCCTCTCCGTTTGTTCTCGCACTAACTTTATCCTGGCTCTAGCGTCTGCGTACATAACCAAAATTTCTTTATCCACCGGCATCACCTCCCATCACTGCATGTCAATCTCAATGTCGCATTCATCTTTCAGCACCGTCCTGATATCATCCAGCGTGTACAATCCTTTATCAAACTGCCGGTAAAACTCCAGGCAGTAATCCACAAAGCGTTGTTCCCGGCTCTTACCATCCACCTCACGCCGGATCAGCTGCCCGAAGTGATCCTTAAACATCAGCACCGGTATTCCAAGCATCAGAAGGAATGCCGTCTCGGCTGCATCATGGGTGGCCTCCCGTTTCATCCCCTGCATCTGGTCCCTGGAAAGATTGTATGTAGGCTGCTTTCTGTTCTGACGCTCTAAACGGCGCCTTTCTGCTCGGGTCATAATATCGTCT